GGCGTATATTGACTAACCGACTCATTGATATTTTGAATATAATATCGTTGATTTAGCTGAAGTTGATTATAATTTGCATCATTCAAATCGAAAAACCGGGAATACAATGGAATATAATTCTGAATATCGAACAATAAGGCCGCTTCCACTTTTTCAGGAGTATGTTTATGTTTTCGGTAATGCAATTTAAATTGTTTTGGCGACGACATTGATTATACAATAATGTGTATTTCCTAAATGATAAAGGTTATTCTTTTTATCTTAGATATGAATGATAAATAGAATATTTATATCTAAATTAAACGGACGTAATCTATATTACGACACGAGACGAATACATTGTTCGTTCGTTAAATAAGCTATAAATTATTATATTGTATTTTTATTATACGATATAATAATCATCATTTAAGTTCATTACATAAGTAAGGTTTAGCATTTCATAATGAATCTCGAACTTGCAAAATTTGATATGAAGGCGATCAGTTTTCGCCCCGATGAAAACAAGGGTCCCGTTATCGTATTAATTGGCCGTCGTGATACAGGTAAAAGTTTCTTGGTTCAGGATTTAATGTTTCATCACCAAGATATTCCAATCGGCACGGTCATTTCAGGCACAGAAGCAGGAAACGGCTTTTTTGCAGCCCACGTCCCAAAACTATTCATTCACGACGCGTATAATACGGCAATTATAGAAAATATTCTCAAACGCCAAAAAGCTGTTCTTAAGCAAGTAAAAAAGGAACAGGAAGCTTACAAAAAATCGTCCATCGATCCGCGCACGTTTGTCGTTCTAGATGACTGTTTGTACGACAACAAATGGACGAAGGACGTGATGATGCGATTGCTATTTATGAACGGGCGTCATTGGAAGATAATGTTAGTCATCACAATGCAATATCCGCTCGGCATTCCGCCCAACCTGAGAACCAATATAGATTATGTTTTTATTTTGCGAGAACCGTACATTGCCAATCGCAAGCGTATTTATGATAATTATGCGGGTATGTTCCCCACATTTGAGAGCTTCTGTCAGGTGATGGATCAGTGCACTGAGAATTATGAGTGTCTCGTCATTAATAATAACGCGAAATCGAATAAATTACAGGATCAAATCTTCTGGTATAAGGCACAACAGCACGGGCCGTTCAAGCTGGGCAGTAAAGAGTTCTGGGAAATCTCGAAAAATCTCGGTTCTGATGATGAAGACGATAAACCGTACGATCCCGCGAGTGCAAAAGGCAAAGGACCTAAGATTAACGTGAAGAAGAGCAAGTGGTGAGACTGAAATTCGGTATGTATTGTTGCGGAGATTCAATGAGACGATGTGTGGTGCAAATCTCGCTTTCGGCAATTCGAAAGCGATATGGAGCCCGATTTAACGGTTTTAGTGTAAATTAGTATTATCAAATCTTGCTTCTCATTTCGAGTGAACGAGATTTAATTCAGAAATTAGTATTTCAAATATCGCTTTTTTATATAAAAGCACTATTCGTATTTACAGTTGCTTTTATAATTAATCGTTCATTTTATAAAAGCGCCCTTCATTATCAGCGACACATTAATTTTACTCAACACATCAGACAAGTCAAATGCTGCATCATTTGGATTATACCGTATTAGCGTATATCCTTGATTTATAATATAATCCTCGCGAGTTTTTTCATCGAATTCCGACATATTTATGTGACCGTATTCGTCGCATTCTACTGCGATGAAATGATCAATAAAACACAAATCAGTGCGATAAGGGCCAATCTGAAACTGTCGATCCAGATTACAAACATTCCGATATGCATTTTCAATGAAACCGATCGTTTGACCCTCAATACACATCGGGAATTTGACACACTTCACTTTATCTGATACATCGACTATATATCGATTTCTGAAATTGTATGAATTTTTGAAGAGTTCAAATGCCTCTTCGGTAAGCATATATACAATTTTGTTTTGCCCGCCATTTTGTTTTTTCATATCGCCAACAGCTGCTGTAACCGGTAATTTAATATAATGGACATTCTCACGGTAATTCTTTTCCAAGTTTGATAATAAGCTATGTTTTTGTGTATTGAAAACTGACATCAATACATCCAGATCTCGCGTGAAAGCAGACATTTGATTCGGTTATAGTTCGGACTGTATATTGGTTGTTTATTTTCAATTTTATTTTTTAATTAGTAACCGTAAATTGTTTTCATAAATCTTGCTTTTGTTTATAAAAACAACTTAAAGACATTCGTATATACATAGTATAACATATACCTTCACTTCTGATGTCTGCTGCCTCCGATTCTACCGCCACTCTCAATATCGTCGATCTTATCGAGAAGAATCAGATCACGAAACTGTCTCAAACGTATAATACCGTTTTACTAACCAAGATGCAAGAAAATTTCACCACATTTGAACAGCAATTATTCGTCAGTAGTTTTTACTGTTATCTGAATTATGACAAAAATATTGATTTCGTTGTCGATTTGGATGATGTTTGGAGATGGTTGGGGTTCAGTCAAAAAGCACACGCAAAAACATTGATTGAAAATAATTTCAAAATCAATGTTGATTATAAAAATGTCTCATCATCATCCGAGATTGATGAAGAACAAGCAGTGCATTCGCCGAATAAGTCTGGTTCCGATAAACCAAAAAAACACGGCGGTCAAAATAAACAAACCATTAAATTAACAATTCGCTGTTTCAAGCTGCTTTGTTTGAAAGCCCAGACCAAGAAGGCCGGCGAAATCCACGAATATTATATGAAGATGGAAGAAGTTCTCCATCAAGTATTAGACGATGAAACCAGTGAGTTGCGAAGGCAACTCGAACAATCAAGCTTGCAACTCGAACAACAAAACACAATCATCAGCACATTAACTGTTACGTCTAATACCCTGAAACAAGAAAAGCAGCGTGCAGTTGAAAAAACGCTCATTACCCAATTTCCTGTGAATACCGAATGTGTTTATTTTGGAACAATCGACAATACAAATGCGGAAAACGAGCAACTGATTAAGTTCGGACATACAAACAACCTTGGTACAAGAGTTGCCGATCATCATAAAAAATACACCAATTTCATTCTCGTTGCTGCATTTCGTGTTCAAAATAAGGTTGAAATTGAAAATCTGATTAAAACGCACCCAAAAATCAAACGCCACATTCGGACAATTGAAGTCAGTGGAAAGAATAAAACGGAGATTATTGCATATGACAGCACCAATTTCACGATTGAACGGTTGAAAACTCATATTGCGGATATTATCCATTCAACTATATACAATATCGATAATTTTAATAAGGTTCTTAAAAAAAACGAAGAGTTGGCAAGAGCACACGCCGAGCTTACTGCGGAAATCGAACGCAAGGATAAAATAATAACAAAACAGACATTAGAATTAAACGAACTACGCGCAATCGTCGATAAACAAAAACAAGAATTGGAAAAGATCGCGAAAGAAGATCAATCAGTATACCAAAATGAACTACTTACGGATGATGAGACAACGCAAAAAATAACCGAATTTGTGAATACAATGTGCATTGTCAGGCCAGATGTGGAAGAATGTTCGGTTCATTTAGAAGGTCGGTTTAGGTTATGGCATCAACAGAAACCGACGAAGGAAATGTTTCACGCACTAAAAAATTATATGGACATTCGTTTCAAGGCGAAACGAATCGATCGTAATCACGGCTATCAGGGAATTAAACTCAAAGAAGTCGAATATAAAAAAACATTAACACCGCAAAACGAGTTGTATAATGTTGAAACGTTTTTATTTGAGAGATGCAAGTTTTCGGATAATGGAAAGATATTGAATTCGGTATTATTACAGGAATATCAAAATTGGAAAACATCTGTTAATTTTGAGATTCAAACAAATGATATGAAGGATATAAAGGCATATTTGAACGCTAGCCCACACGCATTGAAAGCGACTGTATTTACAGAAAGTGGAACAAATGAAGGATATTATGGTTTATCATTGCGCGAGAATTATTATCAAAAGAATAACAATATGGCTGTGAATACTACGACAGGAAAAAAGGTGGAAAAACGCGAAGTTCAAACAAACAACCTGCTTGGCGTATGGGATACGATTGCCAAAGCCGCGTCAAGTGAATGTGTTTCAGCTGCAAAAATGAGTAGATGTGTAAAAAATAAAACAGTAATCGGTGACTATTATTATTGTTCGCCGTGATATAGTCTGTCTATTTGTTTTGTCGACGACGTGTTCTCCGACCAGCAGCACCACCGCCAAGAATCGCGCATTTTTTCCTTGGCGTAGACGCATCGGCATCGGCATCGGCGTCGGCGTTGGCGTCATTAAATTTCACAAACTCGCCAATTTTTGTCGCAGTTATCCCGCGCGCAACTGCCGTTTTCTTCTTACGCGTCATAGCATCATCAAGCGTCATATGTGTTTTGGCGGAGGAACCGTCGGGCGTTGCAGTATAAAGCATAATCAAGCGAGCAATTTCGTCATAAGATTTGACGACACGACGACAGGATATATTCGCCGTCTTCATATTTGCCTTAAATATATCATAATCGAAATCGAGCGTATGGATGTGATGTATAGGTTGTTTCTTATTTTTATCCGGAATAATATCAACGCCCCATATTTCTTCATAGGCCCATATCATCTGCGGTTGATCCCAATTCGAGTAACTATTTGACGTGATTGCATTGTCGATCAATGACGCCATTACAAGACAAAAATGGATATTTCGGTGAACCATCAATCTACTTTTAGATTCGGTAGTTACACCGCGAGTATCAACAAAACGATCGATACGCGAAGTTCGAGAACTTGCTTCATTTCCGATCCAAAATGGCAATGACGAACTTAAAATTTCGATAAACCGGTCATAATATGGTTCTAATACCGCTTTGCTTGTAATTTTCGAGAGAAATGTTCCCTGTGACGTTTTCATATGAAACGCGGATTGGCGCGTCCGCTTATATTTCCATATTTCGTCGAGTATCATTTCCTTGTCGGTTATATCAGCGACACGCCCGAAATCAATTGCGCGTACATTATCCCTGTTTTCTGTATCAATAAACCAATTTCCTTGATGTGCATCGACCAGTTGTTTCTTCAGTTTACGCATACATAGCAATTGAATTGCCGCAGCGCCGCGTGCAGCAGCAACACGAAGCCGATTACTTTCGATACTTGCGATTACTTTATATGTATTATCGCCGGTACCGCCCGCGGCACGGGTATCATCACCCACCATTTCCATACACATCATAACCAGCGTTGTTGTATGCGCCGGAATTTGCGTTGCGAAATATTCAAATACGCGAATTACTTTTGCGCGTTTTGCAGTATCGGGCTTTTGCAGTATCGCCGCGATTAAAGTGCGAATATTATTTTCATCGAATTCGATGAAATCGCCTACAAGTGACGGGACCATTTTTTCGCCAAGATGGAATGTTTGGTATAATTCGTTATGGTTTTTCTGTTCAATCGTAATTTCATCCATATCTAAACTCGATTTTTCTATCTCATTATCGGAATCGTCCGAGTCGTAGTCTGAATCTGTTGGTAAAACAAGTTCAAGATCGTCTAAATCTGCATCATCCGGGTCATTTTGTTTCATTATCATCTTAAGAACAATCGTCGAAACGGCGACACCACCACTTCCAGCACGTTGTTTCTTTTTACCGCTTACACTGATATTGTCGCTTCTAAGGAAAATATCGCCATTGGCATCAACTAAACCGCCTGGGCGATGAAGAGTAAAAATAAAACCGGCCATTGAAGTAAATGTAAGCGGATGAATTACCGTATCCGGGCGCATCATTGCTTCAATTACACATTTATTTATGGATGCGCGGTCATTTCGCTTACTTGGTGCACAAAAATATATTCCACCGCCTTTCATTATATTATGGTTCCTTGTATCTAATATAATGATATAATTTAATTCCTGCCCCCAGTCACGCCGGTCACGCCGGTCACGCCGGTCCCGCCGGTCCCGCGAGTTTTACTCGCCTGCCTTCTCCGCCGCTGCGTCCTTCTTCATTTCAGTCAATGCTGAAAGACCGTGATCGCCGAATTTATCCATAATAACATCGTCACTCTCAAACAGCTCCTTTCGCATCTCTTCCACGGTCATTGAAACAGACGAAACCTCATCAGAATCAACGACACTCGGCTTATCAATGACATCCACCAACGTCTCACCGTCCTTCGCCAACATCTGAGTAAGCTTATTTCCACTCTCCTTCGCCAGCTTCTTATTCTCCTCGATCGCCTTCGCCTTGGTCTCCTTGACGCGCTTCTCAAACTCGTTCTTCGCCTGCTCCTCGTTCTTCTTCTTCTCCGCCATCAACTGATTCAACGTCTCCTCCATATACTCAACACGACCGGTCTTGTATGCCTCTGGATGATAAGGAACCCACATTCCAACAGGACCGACAAAGACATCGTGATTCGGGTCGACCTCACGCAACATCTTGCATCGCAACTCAGCCTCCTTTTGCGAACCAAAAACACCTCGCACTTTCAACCCGCGAATCGACGTTTGAAAATTGTGCTTCTCGCCAAACTCGTTCTCAAGATCATCCTCGTGCTTATCAAGAAACGTCTTATACTCATCATAGATATTCGTCTTCTGCAAAGTATCCTTCTCCTCCTTCGCGAACTCCTGAAAATCAACAGTCAGCTTATCAAAATCAAGATGATGCTTAAAAGAAACGAAATTCAAAAATTGGATAAACTTCTCCATCGACTTCTGGTAATCCCAATAATGCAGAAACTTCTCAAAGAAAAAATGATCCTTCTGCTTTAGAATAGACTCTGGCGAAACAAAGGAAAGACATACGAACTTCTGTCCAGCAATTGGCTTGTCCTCCTCCAAAAGATCAACATATTTAGGATTTACGGTTCCAGTAGTTGGCTCGGTTTGAAGAGTGACGCCGGCAGGTGCATTTCCAGATGTAGAATCGGTGTGAAACATTGATTTTGATTTTTGATATATACTATAAAATAGTAGTTTTAAGTGTTTTAAACGCAATCAATGCCGGAATGGTCGAATAATCTATAATAATTTTCTTTCTATTATTTATAATAATAATATTTTCAATGACTGCTGGTGTTTTTGATTTAGGCGAACTCGTCAAGAGAACCATTAAATATTTGGTGGAGGGTGTTATGGTTGCTATTGCGGCATACGCCATTCCTAAACGCGGTCTTTCTTTTGAAGAAGTTGCGTTGATTGCCTTGACGGCTGCTGCAACCTTTAGCATTTTGGACACGTATGTTCCTAGTTTAGCGGTTTCCGCAAGAACCGGTGCCGGCTTCGGTATTGGTGCCAACCTCGTCGGCTTCCCTACCCCCCTCCGCGTGTAAAATAAGTCGCGGGAGCGACAGCGGGCAGCGGGCATCTATATATTAGCGATTATGTCTATAATATATAGTAACAATGGCGTCCTTCAATGAAGTAAAGGCATTTTTTGGAATTAAAACACAAAAAGAAAGTGGTGCTGTTTCAGAAATACGCGGTAAAATAAATTCATACTACAACAATATTGTCGAACGCGACCCGGATAGAGAGCGGTTATGGATTGTAGCTGCAATTGTATATATCATAATTCTCGTTGTTCAGCCAAAACGTTTTTATTGGTGGTACCCGTCGTTTAATCTTAATTTAGGCATTGGTTTAGGACAAATGTATCCAGATAATCGTGCCGAGGTCGACATAATTATGCGCGAATATATATCGAAAAGAATGCCAAGCGATGTTTCATTTTTCAGATTAACCGATGTTAGCCCAGCGTATGCATTTGAAGCAATTATTTCCCCGGATGAAATGTCCGTGGATGAAATGATGCGGATTATCACAGGTTCTCGTGTTATTGCGGTGACGCGAGCATTTAAGTGGATATATAACCGCGCAAGACCCGCGCAAATCGCGCCTGATATTATTAATAAAGAAAATGGTCGATTATTAATTTCAGAATCGGCAGATACACCATCATACCCGTCAGGTCACGCTGTGCAATCCTACTATTTGGCGACAATATTATCTCGTAAATTTCCCGCCAAAACAAAGGCGATTATGGATATGGCGGGAAAATGTGCAAATGTGCGTATTATGGCGGGACATCACTATCCGAGTGACCGAGATTTCGCGTGGTGGATTGTTGATAAATATTTGGCAGATGTGTAAAGTCGACTGTTGTGGTGGATGTATCGATTATTTTCTTATATAATTATTTGGAATCTTTGCGACATTTAAAATCAGACTGTTATAATCTACAAATCGATGCTCAATGTCGCTATAATCTGCGCGTTGTGTGATGCATATCGGAGTTATTAAATACCATCTATCAAAATTTTGAAGTTTTTTCCAATAAATATCGCATCCATATTTCGATTTATGTTGCGGATTATATGTGAATAATGATATACCTTCTTCAAAATTTTTAAGAAGCACATTCTGATATTCGCGTCGTACAATATAACTAGTACAGCAATTACAATTTGCGATTCGAACGCACTCTGGACCTTCTATTTTATACGGTGGGTAATTATTTCCAGATAACATAATAACATCCCAATTATCTTCGTACTTATCTAAAAATATATTCAATTGATTGACTAATATTTCCGGATGTATAAACTGAGCATCATCTTCACAAATAAATACATAATCCCAATTTTTCGCAATAGCAATACGCAAACATTCTGCGTGACTTTTCCCACATCCTAACAACCCATTTTCAGGATCTTTTATCGCAGAGAATCGTTGCACATTTTGAAATGTGAAATCCGCTGGATATGCAGTATGTAAATCATTTACTTGTTTTTCAAATAATTTACGACGATCAACTCGAGAATCTAAATTTATATATATCGTATTCTTAATCACTTCTCCGATTGTGAGCTTTGTATTCACTTCAGTTTCCATACGAAATTATGTTATAATTATATACATGTAAATATTAATTACATTTATATTTGAATCTGTATTCTAAGTTGAAACCGTATTATAATTTAAAAATATATTATAAAATTTCTATACAGAAGACAATCAAATTCATTTTACGACAATGATTAGCGTGAATATAATGGGAGGATTGGGTAACCAACTATTCCAGATTTTTGCAACAATAGCTACTGCACTACGTAATAATGATACGTTTTTTTTTATGAGGTATATCAAATTGCCTGGAAATCCAGGTCATATTAGAAAAACTGAATGGGATACAATATTTAATTCACTTGACCCATACATAACCAATGTGAATGATATAACAAATGCCGCATTTCGAAAACTGCCTATATGGAAAGAGACATCGTTTGAATATAATCAATTGCCTACAAGAACAAGACATTTAGATCAACCTCTTAGATTGTACGGCTACTTTCAGAGCGAGAAATATTTCGCAGATAAATATCACGATATTTGCAAAATAATACAATTACATAAACAACAAATGATTATAAAACAAGAATGTGTCGTCGAAGAATGGGCGTCTGAAATATACGGAAATCCGGCGAAAACCAGGCAGTTGGTTAGTATGCATTTTCGAATTGGCGATTCTGTATTCAATCCACATATTCATCCGATTATGGATCTAATCTATTATCGAAATGCGCTGTCTTATATGATTTCGGTGATCCCGACCCCGACCC